AAGCCAGTTCATCCACAACCACAACCTCAGGTTCTGGCTCTGCTCCACCCAAGGCAGGATCTGCCCCGAGCACTACAATTACCAATGGTCTTGTTGATGCCATTAACAAATACGAAAAAGAGCATGTCGAGGACGGCATCTTTGAAATAGCCAATGAATACGATGTTCAATTTAGTGATCCTGTACTTGGTGACGCATCTACTGTACCGCCAGGGTCAATTGACAAAGCTAAAACTTCTAATCCAACACCATCTAATGCTGCTGCTGCCAAAAATCCCAACAAAGGCAGTATGGGCACTAATTCTAAAAAGATCAGTGCCACTGCTGGCACAACATTATTGCAGTTTCTAGATAAAACAATTCGTTCTAGTACATACATCTACGATCAGCAAACTCAAATATACGATCCTAGTTCTGATAAAATGGTGCCACAGGCCAATCCCTTGGGAGTAGTAGGTTGGTATAGAATTGGTATACAGGTAGAACCCAAGGGATACGATTTCAAACGCAATGACTATGCATACAAGATTACGTATCAGATAAGTCCGTTTCTTGTTGCTGATTTAAAAAGTCCTTATTTCCCTCGTGGCAAATTTCGCGGAACACACAAACAGTACTTCTATTGGTTCACAGGTGCAAATACACAAATATTAAACTACGATCAAGACTTCAATGCATTGTACTATAACATTGTCAACAGCGAACAAATGCTGCAACAAAATCCCAGCGACTTCAGAGAAGTTGAAAAACGTTCTTTCCAAACACGCAGCAATGAAGGTGACCAAGGGTCAGATGGTAAAGTAAACGAACCTTCGGCTAACGCGGCAACTGAACTGTACAGCCCTACTGATTTGAGCCGAGTCAAATTGACAATTTTAGGTGACCCTGCTTGGATAGCACAGGGCGAAGTGTGGTCTGGAGTTGCTGGAACAACATTTAGCTACGACCCTTTCCTGCCAGATGGAACTATCAATGGTGAAGCAGGAGAGCCTATGTTTGAAATAGGTTGGAACAAGCCGGCTGACTATGACTTGAATACCGGTATACAAACTCCTTATCAGAAGGTTGATCGTGCCAACGCTGTTGTATCAGCAGCAAATCAAAGTGACCCAACTAATAAAACAGCTCCAGATCCAAACAAGCCTACTCAGAGTAATATTTTTAGAGCTATTAATATTAGCAGTATGTTCTCCAAAGGCAAATTCACGCAAGATCTGCAAGGTGTACTAGTTACCTTCCCTGTAAATCAGATTAAACCAGATAGAGTTGTTGAGACTAGGACCAACAACGGCACTATCATTACTGGGCCACCAGGAACACCATCTGCTAATACAGCATTTAGCGTTACCAGAAAACCCAAAGGCAGAGTAGCTGATCCAAATGCAGTACCGGGAGATATTAATACCGGACTTAATAGTCGCCGAACTAAATTAGAACCTGTGACTGGTTCTCGCAATGTTGTCGATCAACAAAATCATGGCGTGCCTTTACCTATACCTCCTGCAGCAGCACCTACATCAAATGGGCAAGCAGTTGGAAACGCCAATGCAGGAACATCAACCACCCCTGCTACATTTAATCCCGGTGTATTTGCACAAAAAGATCCAGCCGGATATCAAGCCTATAACACATACAAGAATCAATCACAGCAAGCAATTTATGCTACAAAAGAAGAACAGTTAATAGCACAAGCCAGAAGAAATAATCCAGGCGGACGTGTTGAACAGGCAGAAAGAAATAATATTGCAACCGCTGCACAAGTATATTCTCAGCAGCAAGCAGATATTCTTGCACAGAAGAAGTTTGGACCTGCAATCATAGCAGCCGGAGCCGGGACACCAACTACTGTTACTAATGATCCTGCTGTAAATACAACACCACAAATTTTTAATAAAGAGTTCTAATGGGCGATAATATACAACGAAGTCGTGGACGTGGACAAGGCTACAAATTTGATCGTGGCGGCACTCCTGCTGAATTTGGTCCGTTTATCGGAGCAGTTAAGAATAATATTGATGCGGTGCGTTCCGGCCGCTTGCAAGTGTACATCGAACAGTTCGGCGGCGACAACCCGGATGATCAAAGCTTGTGGCGTACTGTTAGCTACTGTCCTCCTTTCTATGGAACAGTTCCGCAGTCAGGTACTAATCAAGGTACTGGAACATTTGTTGGTAATCAACAAAGCTATGGCATGTGGTTTACTCCGCCTGACATTGACACACTGGTCATTTGTTTCTTTATTGGTGGTGACCCAGATCAAGGTTTTTATCTGGGTTGTATACCAGATACCGGCATTAGTCACATGATCCCAGCTATTGGTGCCAGCAAAAACTTTGACTTACAAAATTCAGAACAAAAAAGTTATTTGGCAGATGCCAAACAACTGCCAGTTACAGAAATCAACAATGACAATACTGCAATAACTGACGATCCTAAGTTTTACAATAAGTCTAAGCCAGTTCATTCAGTTGTTACTGCTGCTATGCTACAGCAAGGACTTATTAACGATCCAGACCGTGGCCCAATAACCAGCAGCAGCCAAAGAGAAAGCCCTAGTTCTACCTACGGTATAAGCACTCCGGGACGTCCTGTTTATCAGGGCGGGCTGTCGGATGCAGATATCAAAGCCAAACTTGATGGCGGCAATGTAAAACCGCAGGATATTACAGTTATTGCACGTAAGGGTGGACATAGCATTGTAATGGACGACGGCGATCTTGCTGGCAACGACAACTTAGTACGTATACGTACGAGCAAAGGCCATCAAATCACAATGAGTGACAACGGCGACTTCTTTTATATTGTACACGCAAACGGTCAAACATGGATTGAATTGGGTTCAGAAGGCACAGTAGACGTCTATGCCACTAACTCAGTTAACATCAGAACAGAAGGCACGTTAAACTTGCACTCTGATCAAGATATTAACATGTATGCCGGTGGCAATTTAAATCTCAAAGGCAAGTCAGTTAAAGTCAACAGCTCTGCAGAATTAGAACTGGCAGCAGTATCCACACTGTCTGTGTACAGTCAAGGAGAATTAGGAGTGACTTCAGACGGATCAATTTCTGTCAAAGGTCAATCAACTGCAATCGACGGAGGTTCGTCGTTGAATCTCAAAGGCAGCACTATTAATCTAAACGGCAGCGGCGGTTCTGCTGCGGGTCCTAAGCCCAAGATAGTAGCAGACGTACAGTTACCTGGTACTGCATTTGTTGAAGGTAAAGGTTGGGAAGTTAAAGAAGGTGCAATTACCAGTATTGTTACCCGGGCACCAACACATGAACCGTACCCTTATCATAATAAAGGTGTTAAGACCACGGTTGATCTATCGCAACCCAGTAATGAAGGGTCGTCATCTGCAAGTCCTGTTGCAGCAGCAAGTCCAGTGCCTGCCCCGTCTACTGCGGCAGTTGCACAGTTAGATACGCAACCAGTAACACAAGCAGTTACTCCTGCTAATGTGCTAACACAAACTCCTGCCACTGCAAGTATTGGACCGCTAACACAGCCGCAAGTAACCGGCATGATGAGTTCTGCTGCGTTAAGCACTGGGCAACCATTTAATTCTTATTCTGGTGCCGCAGGAGTGGGCCAATTTGGATTTAGCCCATTACAATTAGAGCAATCGGGATTGTTAAAGCCCGGAACAGTGGCACAGTTTGGTGCTGGCTTATCTATTGCCGGTACAGTATTAAACAATCCTGCTGTATGGACTGGACGATTTAACGTCAATAACATTGGTGGATTACTAGCAAGTGCTAACTTACAAACTAGAATACAACAAGGTCTAATGCAAACTGGACTAAAACAGTTGCAGATTTCAGGTGTCCTTAAAGGAACAGAAACTGCATTGCAAGCGGCTGCACTTGTGCAATCTGCTGCTAAATTTGGTCCTGCTGCTGTTGTAAGTTGGGTAGGTGGGCAAGCAGGTGCTGCCCTAACTGCAAAAATTAATGTTATTTCTAAAAATGCACAGGCTAGTGTTAGCTTGGTAGCCAATGCATTTGGATTATCGCTCGGCGGAGTAGGTGCAGTAATTACAGGTTCCATTAACACGGTAAATCGAACAGGTATTAATGCAGCAGTAACAGCCATAATTGGCAATCCCAAGGTATCACCGTTTGTGTTCCGACCAGTGCAAAACCCAGGTTACTTCTAACGATAAATATTAATATGGTTACATTCATTGGATTCAGCACTATTGATCAATATAAAAAGTTTACTTTGGTAGACTACGATTTGATTAAACGAGATTTCTTAAATGCTCTAAGCATACAGCAAGGGTCAATGCCAGGGCGACCCGACTATGGTACCACATTGTGGAGTTACGTATTTGAACCACAAATGCCAGGCACACAGCAGGCAATCTTAACAGAACTGCAACGTGTCGCAGGTGGTGATCCCAGACTTTACATACTTGATGCTGTGACATATCCGCAGGAGAATGGCATGCTGATAGAATTATCTGTACAAGTGGTAAACAGTAGCACAGTTGAATTACTATCAGTGATGTTCGACGAAGAAACCCGCAGAGCCAGCTACATCTAAAAGTACGTGGTTTTTATCATCGATAAATACTCTAATAAAGAGATACCATGGCACAAACAGCTCGACAAACCGCAATATTTGGTATAGAAGATTGGAAGAGATTCTATCAGACATACAGAGAAGCAGACTTTCAAAGCTACGACTTTGAAACTCTACGCAAAAGCTTTGTAGACTATCTACGTCTGTATTACCCAGAAACGTTTAACGATTATATTGAGTCAAGCGAGTTCATTGCTATTCTGGATCTAATGGCATTTATGGGGCAGTCATTGGCCTTCCGTAATGACATGAACACCCGTGAAAATTTCATGGATACAGCAGAACGTCGTGATTCTGTTGTACGACTTGCCAATTTAGTCAGCTACACTCCTAAACGTAATCAAGCTGCATCTGGATACTTGAAGATTTTTGCTGTACAGACTTCTGAAGATGTTGTAGACTACAACGGTGTCAGCTTATCAAATGTAACTGTAAACTGGAATGATGCCACTAACCCAAATTGGTTAGAGCAGTTTACCTACATAATGAATTCTGCGTTCATTGATAGTCAAAAATTTGGCCGTCCTGGAAACTCGCAAGACATACTGGGCATTCAAACTAGCGAATATACAATTAATCTTATACCAGGTTACTTGCCTATTGTACCATTCAACAGCGTTGTTGACGGCGTTAACATGCCCTTCGAAGCGGTAAGTGCTACAACACAAGGCAAGAGTTATGTGTATGAACCACCACCACAACCCAGCGGACAGTTTAATATTTTATATCGCAACGACGAACTAGGGTTTGGATCTAATAACACTGGATTCTTTTTCTTCTTCAAGCAAGGTGTCCTGCAAAATCAAGACTTTAACCTGGCAGAAGCCATTCCTAATCGCGGCGTAAACATCAACATTGATGGGATTAACAATCAGGACTACTGGTTGTATCAACTTGACGACCTAGGTAATATTACTTCGCAATGGTTATATACAACTAACGTATATTCGGCTGCTGCCGAACAAACACCCTTGAATCAACGTGCAATTTACAGTATTGCTAGCCGAGCCAATGATCAGATTACTTTGACATTTGGGGACGGCGTATTCTCAGAGATCCCTGTTGGATTCTTTAGAAATTATGTTCGTGCCAGCAACGGCCTGCAGTATATTATCAATCCTCAGGAAATGCAAGCGGTTGTTATACCAATCAACTACATTAGTCGTACTGGCCGCAACGAAACAATTACTTTTACATGTGGCCTAACACTTCCTGTTAGTAACGCACAAACAAGAGAAACTATTGACGAGATTAAGCAACGTGCTCCGGCAGCTTATTACTCACAAAATCGTATGGTCAACGGTGAGGATTACACAAACTTCCCATTTACCAAATACAATAATATTATCAAGAGCAAAGCTGTAGCACGTAGCACAGTTGGCAGTAGCCGTTTTCTTGACTTAACAGACGTAACTGGCAAGTACAGCTCGACTAATATTTTTGCGTCAGACGGCATTCTTTACAGAGAAAATGTATTACCTACTTTTGATTTCCTATGGGCAAATATAAATGACATTACATCTGTTATTACCAATAGCGTTGAGCCGTTGGTAGCCAGCCGTAGTGTTATACAATTTTATTATCAAAACTTTACTCGTCCAAGTTTAGTTCCATTGAATTTGGCCTGGAATCAAAGCACAACTGTATTAACTGAAACCACTGGTTACTTTTATAATTTTGTAAATTTAGCACCACAACCTATTGGGACATATAGTAGTAATAATACTCGATATATTACGCAAGGGTCCTTGATTAAATTTATTCCTCCTGCTGGATATTTCTTTGATGCAAACAATAGATTAATTGCCGGACAACCAACAGCCGCAGATGAAAAACTAGTAATATGGGCCACAATTAGTGCGTTAGTATTAGATGGTACAAATTCTGGACTAGGTAATCTGCCTGACGGTACTGGTCCTGTTATCTTAAATGTATTTGTGCCTACTGGTGCAATTGCACAGCAAGTTATTCCTACTTTTGTAACAGAGTTGCCAACTAGTTTGCAGCAACAAATGGTTCAGCAGATTCAATTAAATCGCAACTTTGGTATTGGATTTAATAATCTGACACAGACATGGTACTTGATTACCAGCAGCAACTTGGCAGTGAACGCTCCGTTTAGCCAAGCCAATGCACAAAACACTCAGGGCCTGAGCCTGGACGCAAGTTGGATGATTGAATTTGTATTTGATGGTATTCAATATGCTGTTACCAGTCGCGGATTAAATTATCTATTTGCTAGTTTAATTGAAACACGTTTTTACTTTGATGGTAATCAACGTGTTTACGACAGCCAGACTGGTACAGTTATCAGCGACTTTATTAAAGTGCTGCGTACTAATTCTGAACCAGACACCAGCTTTCCGTTGAGTGTTAATATTCCAATGCAGATTATTAATCAACCTGTTCAGTCAGACGGGTATGTAAACGACTTCTTAGTCGAAGTAAGCTATACTGATACTAATTCAGACGGCGTTGCAGATAACCCAGATTTCTTTAACGAGATTGTAGATCCTACTGTTAATCAAAATCACAAGTTAGTGTTCCTGCAGTTAACCACAGACTTTGACAACATTGAGCAATACTTGCCAGTGGCCAAAGGAGTAGTCAACAGCGATTATCCTACACTATCAGCAATCGAAACTGTACAGGCACAGTACATTAGCGGACAATATTTCTATGCTTATCAAGATCAGTTGTTTTATCAATTGTTAACGACTGTTGTTAACGGAGTAATACAATCAACTGTAGTACCTGCCACGGGCTTTATTAGCCGTACTGGGCGACAAGGACTGTATTTCCAATATCGTCATAACAGTCCCCTGACTAATGTAATTGATCCAGGTATTACTAATATTATTGACTTGTATCTGGTTAATCAGGAATACTATACTGCTTATCAGAATTACATTAAAGATACCACCGGTACTGTGCCACAACCTGCACAGCCAACCATTGCAGAATTGTCTGCTGCTTATTCAAGCCTCGACGATTACAAAATGATATCAGACAACTTGGTATTCAATAGTGTATTATTCAAGCCGTTGTTTGGTGCCAAAGCAGATCCAGCACTTCGTGGCACAATTAAAGTCATACGTGCTGTAAACACAGTGGCAAGCGACAGCGAAATTCGTAGCCAGGTAATTTCGTTTATTAACGAATATTTTACCATTGACAAGTGGGACTTTGGTGCTACATTCTTCTTCAGTGAATTGGCAGGATACCTGCACCAAAACTTAGGTAGTATTATCAGCTCAATTGTGCTGGTCCCAATTAATCCATTACAGACGTTTGGTGATCTATACGAAATTCGTTCAGCCCCAAATGAAATTTTTGTAAGTGCTGCTACAGTCAATGACATTGAAGTTGTAAATGCATTAACACAAAGTACACTACGTAGTCAAAGTGTTGTGCAGGGTCTATACCCTATCAGCAGCCTTGGCAGTAGTTTGAGTCAAACAGGTGAATACTAATGGCAATACCACGTTCGATTGATCTACTACCTGAAATATTTCAGACAGACACTAACAAGCAATTTCTTAGTGCAACATTAGACCAGTTAACTCAAGAGCCCGTTTTTAATCGTGCATACGGTTATATTGGCCGTCGTGCTGGCCCTGGTGTTAATCCTGCTGATGGTTATTTGGCAGCACCTACTGCAACACGCAGCGATTATCAACTTGAGCCTGGTGTTACTTTTCAGAATCCTGACACAAATAGAGTCAATGACGCTATTACATATCCAGGCATGTTGGATGCATTGAATCTTAAAGGTGCAGTTACCACTAAAGAAGATGTATTATTTGAAAGCCAATATTACACATGGGATCCATTTTGTGATCTAGATAAGTTTACAAACTACAGCCAGTACTACTGGTTAGCAAACGGTCCTGCACCAGTTAATGTTTTTGGAAGCCCTGTGCCAGAGACTGACTCATGGGACGTAACTCGTACTGACATAGCGTATCAATTCAGTGATGTAGCTGGTAACAATCCAACTATTACTTTGGTACGTGGTGGTAGCTACCAGTTTAATGTAAATCAAGTTGGATATAATTTTTGGATTCAAGCTAGCCCGGGAATATCCGGTACTATGCCTAATACCCCTAACATCAGTAGTCGTACTGTATTAGGTGTTGATAACAATGGTGAAGATCAAGGTACAGTAACTTTTAACGTGCCACTTAAAGGTGCACAGAATTTCTACTATCAATTGGCCAATGCTGGCACAGTTGATTTAATAACTGATTTGCAATTTACACAGTTAAACAATGTTTACGTTGATCAATTCTTTGCGGCAAACCCCACTGGCATTGACGGTATTACTAATCTTAATAATCGCACAGTAATTTTTACCAATACTATTGCTGATGCACAAGACGGTGGTTGGCAGATTACATCTCAGTTTGATCCGCTGCCGCGTCTTGACGCAGATAACGGACTATACGGCAGCTTCGACACACTACTGTATGATCAAACAACAGATATAACTGATCCGCAGCAACGCTACAGCGTGTGGCAAATTCAATATATCAATGATGAAAGTGGCAATCCTTACATGAGATTGAGCAGCATTCGTCAGATTGCCAATCTAAGTAAATTTAACATTAATTTTGGTACACAATGGGCCAGCACCACATGGTATAAAGATGCTTCTGGATATTTTGAAGAAGTGCCACTGCTGACTGCTGTTATGGATAATCTGTGGTATCAAGATAGTGTTAACCCTGGAATTTTTGGTCAGATACAGTTAGTCGATGACGGCCAGTCTGTTCCGATTAACGTCAATGATATCATTGGTGCAAAAAACTATATCAGTCCAAATGGAGTAGTGTTTACCAATGGACTTAAAGTTCAATTCCGTGGACTGGTAAATCCACCAGAGTTTCAAGATTTAGAATACTACGTTGAAGGCGTGGGCACGGGGTTAGGCACTGATCTACGTGTAGGATTTGTTGATGGCGTAGCATACTTTGGACCAAGTCACTGGTATGCAGGGCGTTTGCTGACCGGTGCTGTACATTCAACAACTACTTTCCAACAGTACATATATGCCACTGTGGCAGAAAGCTTGGCCAATCCCGGTGCCGGTGCCCCAGAAGGTTATCCACTACCAGAACAAGGTTTCTTTGGAGCAACATTTGGCACTGGTATTAGATTGTTACCTGTCAGTGATTTTGTCACTCCAGAAACTTATACTGTCAGCAGTACTATTCCCTACGACAGTACCAGCTATGATAGCCAACCGTACGATGCCAGTTTAAATGCACCACGTGTGCCTGACTATATTACAATTAATCGTGCTAGCCAAGACCGTAATGCTTGGACACGTAGTAATCGTTGGTTCCATACTGACGTTATAAAAGCCACTGCTGTCTATAACAATCAGGTCTTAAATTTAAATAATAATTTACGTGCTAACCGTCCTATTATTGAATTCCGTGCTGATATAAAGTTATTTGATTTTGGTACACAAGGTAAAAACCCTGTTAACATAATTGACTTTACTGTGACAGATGCATTTAATCAAATTAACGGTCAGTTAGGTTACAGCCTTGATGGCTATAATTTAATCAATGGCTCGCGAATTATATTTGCAGCGGACACAGATCCAGCTGTGCGTAATCACATCTACGTGGTACAATTCATCGATCCAGACAATTCTGGCACGCTAATCATTGATCTTATACCGGCAATTGATTCAACAGTTCTGACAGACCAGACTGTTGTATGTCTCGACGGTAACACATTACAAGGCATAAGTTTCTGGTACGATGGATCTATTTGGATAGAAGCACAACAAAAAGAACATGTTAACCAAGCACCTTTATTTGATGTTTACGATAGCAAAGGCATAGGTTTTGGCGATCGTATTGCATATCCAAGCAGCACATTCCGCGGCAGCCGATTGTTTGGTTACGCATTTAATGCACAAGGGTCAAATGATACAGTACTAGGATTTCCGTTAAAATATCGCAGCATAGATAATCTTGGAGATATTGTATTCCAAAATTACCTGTACACTGACACGTTCATTTATGTTGTTAATAATACAAGTCAGACACTGAATATTAGTACAGGATTTGCTCGTGAGTACGCAACTCGCATTGACTTCAGTGATTTAATTGGATGGCAAACTGCTGTAGTAGAGAATCGCAGTCGTCAGGTATTTAGATTTGATTATGTTGTTGGCACTCCGCTAATATTGGACATTGCAATTAACACGTTGAGTGTACTTGCACCGTTGCAGATATTCATCGGTGGTATCTTTGTTGAGCCGACAAAGTATGTTTACGAAGTAGGTACTAACTCAACAACTATTACTATTATTGATCCAGCTGTAACAACAGGTACTATAATTGAAGTATTGGCACTAAGTGAACAAACCAGTGCAGTTGGATTTTATCAAGTACCGTTGAATTTAGAGAACAATCCGCTGAACAACAACAGCGATACATTTACACTGGGTACTATTCGTACACATTACCAAAGCATTGGCGAAAATCTACGCACTATCGAAGGCCCAATCGTCGGTGCCAACAACACACGCGACTTAGGTGACATCTTAATCTACGGGCAGACTATTGTACAAAATTCTGCACCTCTTACATTGACGGGTGTATTCCTAAGAGAAAAACAATTTGAACTGTTTAACTCACTAGAGTTTAATAGCCGATCATATAGCAACTATAAAGCCTATATGATGAACTTAGCAACAGAAGGTGATTACCAAAATTCAACTATTCCTGAAATATTGAATTCGGTAATTGCACAAATTAATTTAGGTAATAGCAGTATTAGTCCATTCTATTGGAGCGATATGGTGCCGTCAAACGCAACATATATTTCCAATAGCTACACCTATACACCTATTAGCACCCCTACGTTTAACACAGTACAGTTTTATAATTTTACTAAATCTAACTATCAGGGCCTACTGATATATCTGAATGATCGTTTATTGACTATCAATTATGATTATACTGTTGCAACAGATGCAGCCACAGTTACTATACTGACACCGTTAGTAGTAGGCGATGTAATTGTTATAAACGAATATCCCGAAACATTTGGCAACTACGTTCCAAATACTCCTACAAAAATGGGCCTATACCCGGCCTTTAAGCCTGAGATATATCTTGACACAACTTATTTAGAGCCTAAGTTAGTAATAAGAGGACACGACGGTTCAATTACACTGGCATTTGGCGACTACCGTGACCAGGTGTTATTGGAATTTGAAACACGTATTTTCAACAACCTTAAAATACAATCAGCAATTCCATTGGTTGCAGCAGATGTAATTCCTGGACAATTCAGAACTACAGATTACAGTCTTGCTGACATCAATCAAATTTTAGGTCAGGATTTCTTAACCTGGGTTGGCTGGAACAAGCTGGATTATATTACTCAGACTTACATTAACAGCGAGCCATTTACCTACAACTATAATCAAAGTAGCGATCGCCTGACAGGACAACCTATTTCACAGGGTTTCTGGCGTGGAATTTACAATTACTTCTACGATACTTACTACCCTGACACACGCCCGTGGGAAATGTTAGGATTCAGTCAACAGCCAACATGGTGGGCAGCTGAATACGGACCGGCACCATATACCAGTGGTAACACAGTTCTATGGGACGATTTAGCCAATGGCTTAGTACGCGACCCCAATGGAATTTATGTTGAAGCAAAATATGCAAGACCGGGTCTGTTGCAAGTATTACCAGTGGGAACAGAAGGCGAACTTTTAGATCCATTGTTGGCAACAGTAGGCAATTACATCTACACTAGTTTCAAACGTAGTTGGGTATTTGGCGACGGTGCACCAGTAGAAAATACTTGGAAGACCAGCAGCTCGTATCCGTTTGCTATTATGCGTCTATTAGCACTGACTAAACCAGGCAAGTTCTTTAGCCTGTTTGCCGATCGCGATAGATATGTATACGACAGCATGCTTGATCAGTATCTATGGGACGAAAGATATCGTCTGGATGCTAATAAGTTAACTCCTTTATACGGAAATGATACAAGCAAAGCCAGTTACTTAAATTGGATTATTGATTACAATCGCCAGTTGGGTATTAATTCAACTGACAACTTAACTGTAACATTGAACAATGTTGACGTCCGTCTATGCTGGCGTGTTGGTGGCTACACAGATCAAAGCTATTTGACCATACAGTCAGAACGCAGCACTCCGGACAGCTTGAATACTACATTGACAATCCCAGATGAAAGCTATCAGATTGTTCTGTACAAAAATCAGCCGTTTAAGAAAATTACATTTAGTTCTGTTGTGGTACAAAATACCGAAGCTGGATGGTCTGTATTTGGTTACAATACACAGCACCCTTATTTTGAAATTTTAGCAAGTCGTAATACCGGCAACTACACTACAATATCTGCTGGCAATACACAAGTACAGATAAGCTTAGATCATACTGATACTGTTGTACGTATTCCTTACGGATATGTATTTTCTAATGCATCTGCTGTGTGTGATTTCTTATACAGTTATGGAGTATTGTTAGAGCAAAATGGTCTAATATTTGATACCATGGAAAATGGTTACGTTCTAACATGGCTGCAAATGGCTCAGGAATTCTTATACTGGAATAACCAAGGCTGGCAAGTTGGATCAATTATCAATTTAAATCCTGGTGCTACTAAGATTTCTGTAACAAACCCTACGGCTATTGTAGATAACATAAACGACTACGGTCCTGAAAATATTATATTAAATCAGAATCGTCAGCCTTTCCCCAAATCAGATTTGGTAATTAATCGTATAGGTAATTCGTTTGAAGTAATGAGTTTGACTTCTAATACCATTAACTATCTAAACTTGCAATATACAGCATATGAACATATTGTTGTATTTGATAATGTAAGCGTGTTCAGCGATTTAATTTATGATCCCACTACCGGTGCTCGTCAAAGTCGTTTGTTAGTTAACGGATATATCACAGGAGACTGGACAGGATTAGTTAATGCACCTGGATTTGTAATTAATTCAAACAACGTTGCTGAATGGATTCCTAATTATCAATATACCAAAGGCGAAATTGTTCTGTACAAGAATGAATACTGGAGTGCAGATGACATTATACAGCCGTCGGCAACCTTTAACTTTGCACAATGGATCAAGAGCAATTATCGAGCAATACAAACTGGCCTACGTCCTAATGCATCAAATCAAAGCGTACAACTAGCACAATCATATAGTGTATATGACGCTAACTTAGACAGTCAAATGGACTTGTTTAGTTACGGTCTGATTGGATTCCGTCCACGAGATTACATGAGCTCGTTAAACCTGGACAGCGTAACACAAGTTAACTTATACCAACAGTTCCTTAAGAACATAGGTACACGTCAGGCTGCTCAGTTATTCAGCTTGGCCAATATCAGCAACAAAGAAGTTGCTGAATATAAAATTTATGAATTCTGGGCAATCTTACGCGGAACATACGGTGCAACTGCAAATCAAAGCTTCGTTGAGGTACTACTGAATCAAGCTCAATTAACTAATAATCCTAGTACAGTACAGGTTATTACTCCCGGCGAGCGTAGTCCAGCAGATCAACCTGTTCTATTAGAAAATCTTTGGAGAGTAAGTGATCCCAACGTAACCACTGATTTCATGCCAACCATTGACAATCCTCCTGCCAGTGTAGGATTGCCGTCTGCTGGTTATGTCAACGTTAACGATGTAGATCTGACTGCCTTTACTATTTCTGACGTCGAGTCGTCGGCTACACTGGTTAAAGATATCGGAATTGGTACTACTATTTGGGTTGCGAAAGTAAACAACTACAACTGGGGTGTTTACCGTGCCCAACAAGTACCTGGCAAAATTACACAGGTTACTTACAATCTCAACGGATTGAGTCTAGTACAGTTTAGTCAACCGCATGGATTATCAGTTGGTGACATCTTGGTAATTAAATTCTTAGACCCTACCATTGATGGCATCTATACTGTGCAAACAATAATAGGTATTACCAGCCTGTTAATCAAGTACACATTTAGTGGACTACAAACCACTGTGACAGGTAATGGACTTGGACTTACACTTAAAACAACTCGTGTATCACAAGCTGCTAATGTATCATTATTGCCGGTTGCTAATCAATTGGTTCCAGGTGCAAAAGTTTGGGTTGATAATAATGGCAGCGGCAATTGGGAAGTAATTGAAAAGACAGAGCCATTTACTGAAATTGAAGACCTTGCCCCGCTGGAGCAGTATCCTGATGCCAAATTTGGATCAGCATTAGGACAAGGTCTGTATAATCTCAGTGCCCTAATAGGTGCACCTGGTTATAATTCCGAAAGTGCAGGCACAGCACCTGGTGCTGTATTCACTTATGTTAAAACATCGCAGGACATTTACAAAGAAAATTCTGTATTACAACTGGGCACAACTGATGCAGCCGGTTACGGTAATGCTATACATATCGGATCATACGAATGGGCAGTGGCTGGTGCTAGTGCCAGCGAAAACAATGCAGGATATGCGTCAATAATTTATCGTAATCAAGCAAGTAATGCATTCCAGCAATGGCAATTATTATGCATTCCTTCTGTGGATAGAATTACAGCAACTGATGAATTTGGTTATGCAGTATCAATTAGCTTGGATGAGCAATGGATATTTGTAGGTGCCCCAGGTGCAAATCTTGTTTACGTTTACGGAAAAGTTCCTTACCAAGCTCAATATTTTGTATGGCCGCATGATGGCACAACTAACTTGTGCTACTATCCAGATCAAATTGTTGTGGCAAACGGAACACAATTAGTTGTTGCTGCTAACGAAACTATTTTGGTTCTCGGAGTCGATTACGAAGTAAGTGGCGATTATATATCATTTAATACGCCACCATTGCATGATACTGTTATCACAGTGGCACGCCGCACTAGTGACTTATTTGTAGGTGACGGCTCAACTGATACATTTGATGTGTCAAACATCTACACAGCCACTAGTGAATACAATACCGCAGTGTATATAAACGATTCGTTACAACGTCCTGGTATTGATTACATAATCGACTCCGAGAACCAAAATTTGATTTTTGACTCTGCACCTGCTGATCAAACTTTAATACAAGTACGTGCGGAAACTTATTATACATTAGTTGACACATTAACTGCATCTGGCCTAACTGGAACAGATAGATTTGGACATAGCATAGTATCGACCACTGATGGCTCACAAATTTATATTGGTTGCCCAAATGAAACTTACATCGATCCAGTTACGTCAGAAGTAAAATATTCAGCTGGATCAGTTTATATTTTCAATCGGTCAAATCAAAGTTTCTTCATCACTGATGCAACACAGACTGAATTTACATGTGAACAGTCATTAGTAGCACCAACCCAAGTTACGTTAAACGGTGTTGTTCTATTAGCAACTGAAAATAATATTGGCGGAAATTATTCAATTGATACCAATACTATCATTTTAAATTCAACAGTTACTTTAACAGTAGGTGATACACTTACTGTAGAAACTAACACGTTTAGCCAAGTACAAAAACTCAGAGCACAAACACCTGCTGCTAATGCTAAGTTTGGATGGAACGTGGACGAATGTCCACAAAATTGCAGCTTGTACATTGGTGCACCATACGCAAACAGCCCAACAAATCCAAGTATTATACAGTCTGGACAAGTTGAGTTTTGTATGAACCAAGGCCGAGGATTTGGTCTGTTGACTACTACTGTAGCTAATCCAACTCTGACGTCCACCGATTATCTAAGCATCAGCGGATACTTTGTTCAAGTCGGCGGTACTACTGTTAACGATTTAGCTGCATCTATTAATGCAGCAGGCCTACCTAATATACAAGCCGCAGTTACAGCTGACTTAGAATTGTACGCAGACGGTTCTACTAGAATATTTGATATTGGCAGCATTTATTCTGCTGCTAGTGCCTACACTCCAGTGGTTCTAGTCGACAGCATTACACAAACTCTAAGTGTTGACTACACGTACAATAACAGTACGGAACAAATTACATTTACCGTTGCTCCGTTGATCAACAGCATTATCACTGTGGTATCTGGACAGTTGACGATTTCTGTTATCAATCAATCTGCCGCACTACGCAATAATAAAATTCAAGTCTTACCTGCGGTTGGTACCGTATTTGACGACATTGGGATCACTGTTTACTTGTCAATGCAAGTCGTTGTTTCCCCTGTTGAGCAGTCTTTTGCTAATTTTGGTAAAGAAGTTTACATCAGTACTAATGCAACTACGCTGTCAGTTGGTGCACCAAACGGTACTGCAATTGAGTTTATGACATTTGATCATAACACAACTACATTTGATGCTAACAGTATTAAATTTTACGATACTGTGCCACAAAGTGGTGTTGTTTACACATATGATCAATTGCCTTCAGTTAATTCATCTATATACAATCCTCCACAATTTGTGTTTGGACAACAGCTTTACGATGATCAAGCAGAGACACTAGCTGGTTGGGGTACTGCAATTGATTTCACAACTGGTACATTATTAATTGGTAGCCCAAATAAAACAGTAGTAGCAGATGATCGTGGTATAGTTGATCCAACAAGTATTCAAAATGGTTGGGTTACTCGTTATCGTAATACACAAAATTTACCAGCCTGGGCAACTATACGTGAACAAACACCAGTAGTTGATGTCAGTCTATTAAGCACAGTATACATGTACAATCGTGTAACAGGCGGTGCAAGAGATTACTTTGATTACTTTGATCCTCTGCAGGGACGACTATTAGGTATTGTTGCACAAAATATAGACTATATTGGTTCAGTTGATCCTGCTGCTTACAATACAGGTAATAGAAACAATTACGGCAATGCATGGCGTGCTGATCATGTAGGACGTATTTGGTGGAACACATCAAACGCACGTTTTGTTGATCCAAATCAAAATGACGTAGAATATGCGTTACGCCGCTGGGGACAATTGTTCCCAGGCAGTACCGTAGACGTTTATCAATGGGTAAGCAGTAGTGTACCGCCTGCACAATACACAGGCCCTGGCACACCTTACGACACTACAAGTTATGTAGTTTCCAGCAGCTTGAATCTTCAAGGTGTTATTGGTCTTGAATATTATTTCTGGGTAATCGGAATTAATACTGTAAGTCAAAATGCACAAAAAACTTTAAGCTCAACAGTAATTGCACAGTATATTGAGTCGCCTGTTAGCAGCGGAATTAGTTATATTGCACCAATTAACGCTAGCACAGTGGCAATTTATAACGGTGTTAATTACGTATCGGCACAAGACACTATATTATACGTTGGATATAATCAGGTTGCCAATGACGGAGCCGTACACGTTGAATATCAACTTGTACCGCAAGGTCGTCCCGACGGATTCTTAACTGATCAATTGTACTTGAAATTGCAAGACAGTTTCTGTGGTGCTGATCCTTTGGGTAATTCAGTTCCTGATCCTCACTTAAATATTGGCGAACAATTTGGTGTTGAGTTCCGTCCTCGCCAAAGTATGTTTGTTAATAGATTTGCAGCACTACAGAATTATCTGGTACGAGCAAATACTGTACTAGCACAGTTCCCTATTAGCGAAACACGTTCGTTTAACTTGTTAAACAGCCGCGAACCTGTGCCGTCTATAGGCTCTGGTGCATGGGATAAAGAAGTTGCTAACATTGAAGAACTAAGCTATCAAAATCTAGCCAGTGTCCCGTTTGGATACACTTATCTGGTTCTAAGTGACAGCAATTACAATGGTATTTGGACAATATATCAAGTATCGCCTGCGGACCTATTAGGTGCTAAAGAACTGGTACTGATGCGTGTTCAAAGTTACGACACACATCTGTACTGGAATTACATTAACTGGTACCAGCCTGGGTACAATCGGGCGACTCCAGTTGCACAAACTGTAGCTGATTATTCGATTCTGGCTACCTTGTCTGTTGCCAACACAACTGTGGTTAAAGTTTCTGCCAACAGCAAAGGGTTCTGGGAATTATATCAGTACAACAGTACAACAACTGCCTGGACTCGAGTTGCATTAGAAAATGGTACTATCGAATTTTCTAAAGTACTGTGGGATTATGCTGTAGGTAGCTTTGGATTTGACAGCGAAGTATTTGATGCACAGTTTTACGACCAAGCACCAATCACTGAAACTAGAAAGATTATTCAAGCCATCAACGAAGAATTGTTTGTTGGCGACTTGTTAATTGAGCGTAACAACAATTTGATCTTGATGTTTAATTACATTCTAAGCGAGCAACAGGCCCCAACATGGTTGTCAAAGACCAGTCTAATTGACGTTGATCATACTATTAGACAACTATTACCTTACCCAATTTACCGTAAGGATAATCAAGACTTTGTTCTTAACTATATCAACGAAGTCAAACCATACCATGTACAATTCCGTCAGTTTAATTTGATATACAACGGCATTGACAGCTATCTTGGCACATTAACTGATTTTGACTTACCTGCTTACTACGATTCGGCAGAAAGCATGTACATCAGCCCAGTATTAGATGATACTGGCACATTAAGTACCACAAGTAGTGTACCAAGTACCAGTACTGTCTGGCAAACTGTGCCGTGGAATCAATGGTATCAAAATTATCTATTAAGTATCAATTCAGTTAGTATTGTCAGCGGCGGTGAAGGATACACAGTAGCTCCTACTATTACTGTAGTTGGTACTGCTATTCGTCCAGCTGTAATGACTGCTATTGTTAATAGTGCTGGCAATGTTATACGTATCACTGTTGATGATCCTGGTGAAGGATATAGTACAACAGCACAAATTGTATTTGAAGGTGGCAATGGTACTGGTGCTATTGCTGTAGCTGTAATGGGCAATGGTCTGGTACGTGAATTTAAGACTACTATCAAATACGATCGTTACGAATACTCAAGCAATATTGTTGAATGGCAAGCTAATGTAACTTACGTAACTGGAACGCAAGTTCGCTATGCAGACACAGTATGGAGTGCAATTACTGATGTCAATAGCACAGCATTTGATACTGATCAATGGACCGTTGTACCAGCCAGCACATTGTCTGGTGTAAACCGTACACAAGGATACTATGCTCCTACTCCGGATCAGCCTGGATTAGATCTTGCACAGCTTATTTCCGGAATTGATTATCCTGGTGTACAAGTGCAAGCACCAAGCTTTAATCAAAATACAGGATTTGACGTGGGCAACTATGACATTAATCCGTTTGATAATATTTCTTACGATGCTGATGGTAGTGTAACATACGATCCTGCTATATTAGATACAATCTTCGAAAGTAGTTTCTTGGATCCTTACTTGGGTGTAGGCCCAACTGCTATTAATATTGACGGTGGTGCGTTTGTTGACACCTATTCAAGTCATGCACCTGAAGAATTAGTTCCTGGTGCTATATTTGATACACTAGATATGCGAGTGTATACTACGCCTGGTGCTGATTGGCAAGGCCTGGGACATGGATTCCCGTTGTCAAGCATCAAGTACGCATACAATTCGGGCACAACTGATTACAGTTTTGCAGGAGTTATTGATCATCCATTTGCAGTACGTGTATGGAACCAAACTAATCGAGTTCAATTAGATGCTATAGTTCACTACTCAGTTGACTGGGTAGCACAGACTATCACTATAAATTCAGGTGCAACAAATAGTGATGTACTGGTTATTACTGCTTACGGTCTAGGCGGCGGCAATCAAATGTACATTAATAGCTACAACGGTGCGGATGTTGGTAACAGCATAATAGTACCTATTGCCTACAGCTTAATCAGTGAGATGGTGGTATTTGTTAATGGTACACAAACAACTGACTTTGATCTTTCTGCAGCAAGTGTTACAACGTCTGAAATAACATTTGGCGATACCTACGGTATTAACGACTATATTGCAATTACTGCACTTGGCTATGCTGCAACAGGAACAACTTACTCTTGGAGCTTACCACTGACACAGTACATCGTGTATGACGGTTCCGACACATATACATTAACTAATAGTTTAGAAGGTACCAATCCTGCTAACATTATTGTGGAACAAAACGGTGTACGTGCAAGACCAAGCGAAGGTATTGAGTACATAGGTGACGATGTAACTACAGTATACAGCTTACCTGCCAATGGTGGTTATAGCCCGGCTCTTGTTTCTAACAATGATGTATCTGTTTATATAGATAACCAAGCTTTAATTTACGGAGTTGATTTTACATTAGATGCATGGGATACTGTAAGTGCCGCAAGAACAATTACATTTGCTACTGCACCTGCACTTGCTGCACGTATACTAATTTCTGTCAGAACTGCTGCTCAATACTATATTGAAGCTGATACAATAGTATGGAACAGCGGTGGATCCTTACATCCTGGTATTGGCGATATTATTTCCGTCACAACATGGAATGATACTGCTGAGCAACGTTTAATAACCGAAGTATTTGTTGGACCAACCACAACTGGTGTTGAAGTTACACAAGGTTACGACGATACTAATTTTGACGAAGGCAACGTAACTGGCGAGTTGGGTAGTTTTTCTTATGGTGGCGGCGGTGTTATTACATCAAACAACTTTGACTTAGGCCGTGAAATTATAAATCCATCAAGCCTATCAGTAACAATGGACGGGCTTGCGTTGTTTAATGACATAGGATTTACAGTCAGCGGATCTACATTGACCATTCTTGGACCAATTATTGACGCTGCTGTATGCATTGTTGTTACAGTGATGACTCAAAGTGTTGTTCCTGAAGCAATGGAGTTCCGTATATTCCAAGACATGCGTGGAGCACAAACAACATATCGCATGACTCCTGCAACTACTACAACGTTAACTCAGTCTCTGTCACCGACTGATGATGTCATCTATGTGGCTGATGCGAATGCATTAAGCGAGCCAGATCTAGTACACGGTATCTTTGGATTGATAACAATCAACGGAGAACGCATTGCCTACAGAGAAAGAAACACAGTTGATAATACTGTAAGCGGATTACGTCGAGGAACTGCAGGAACTGGTGCTGCTTCGCACGATACAGGCTCCGAGATTTACGACATTGGCATTGGTAATGTATTGCCAGTTGAGTATCAAAACTATGCAAACTTTGAGAATTTCCTAGCCAACGGCACAGACGTAGTGTTTACAACTACAAATGTTACTGTTCCGTCTGGGCCAGATACCGCAGTTTTGGTATACGTTGGCGGAACATTGCAAACTTCTGGATATACAGTAAGTGCTACTGATCCTGTAGTTGTTACATTTGATACAGCACCTACTGAAAATTATCAAGTTACAATCCTAGTAGAAAAAGGACTAAGTTGGTATAACCCTGGCAGCGGTACCGCTAGTGACGGCGTTCCTTTACAAGAACAAACGACACTGGCAGCAAGGTTTATTCGTGGTAGCTAGACATGGTAAATAATGACATGAATGTAAAATCTAATAATACAAGGAACGACTCGATACCGGTAGCATCGGTGCCTAAAAAGCCTAATGAATCTGGCTCAATTAAGGTCGATGCACATGTAAAGATTTTTGATCCAGTAACCAAAGAAGTATTTGTGGAGAAGCGGGCATGAGTTTAATGATCCCAATTTCAGTCCAGGGATTTTTGAAAATTCACGATCCCAACAACGGCGAAATTTTTGTAGACAAAAAGAACGCTATTCATTATGAAAATATGAGTATTGCGTTAGCACAAAGTTTAGCTGATAACAGCATTGGCTATATCTATGCAATGGCATTTGGTAACGGTGGCAGCAGCGTAGACCCTACAGGTGTTATTACCTATTTGCCACCTAATGTAACTGGTGCAAATGCAGATCTGTATAACCAAACTTATATTAAAGTAGTTGATCAGTATTCTGCATCTGACACTGATCCTACTAATAATAATCTTACAGTCTTGCATACTAGCGGACAAGCATATACAGATATATTGGTCACTTGCCTATTAGATTACGGCGAACCGCCGGGTCAGCAGGCATTTGACAATAGTACTAATTTTAACGGCGATTACGTATTCGACGAATTAGGCCTTAAAGCATGGGAAGGATCAGCTAGCGACTTAATGTTGCTGACTCATGTCATCTTTCATCCAGTGCAAAAGAGCTTAAATCGACAAATCCAAATCGATTATACCGTGCGTATACAGACTTTAACCAATCTGAGCACGGCATAAATATCACTATAAATCCTACCATAAATACGAACAGGATGGAGTAAAGGGAAAATGGCATATACAATTAACTTAACAAATGGCACCATATTTGCTACAGTAGCAGACGGTACCATCAACACTAGTTCTAGCATGGTATTGGTAGGTAAAAACTATGCTGGCTACGGTGCATTTCTAGACGAGAATTTTATTCACTTGCTAGAAAACGGTGCTAACAGCACACCACCTGGAGCACCTCTAACAGGTCAGCTATGGTGGGATACTTCTAGTAACACTATGAAGGCTTATAATGGTACAACATTTAAGACCATTAGTTCAGCTACTGCAAGTTCATCCGCTCCTACCAGCAACGTAACCGGCGACCTGTGGTGGGATACAACTAACCAGCAATTGAAAGCCTGGAACGGTTCTGCATTTGTTCTAATTGGCCCAGCATCAACTGCTGGTCAGGGAACATCCGGAGCAATTGTTGATACGGTTGTTGACAACGTAAGCGTTAGTCACATCGTTATCAAAATGTACGTTAATAACGTAATTGTTGCTATTGTATCAAAAGATCCTACATTTACTCCGCAAATTGCAATATCTGGATTTGCAACAATTAGCCCTGGTGTTCAGTTAAGCTCAACAGTTACTAATGCTGCATTTGTTGGAACTGCATCTAATTCTACATTGCTTAACGGATTGACAAGTTCTGAGTTTATGCGTTCTGATACCAACACCAGCACAACTGGTACATTAGGAGTATTAAATGATACAGGCCTAACAGTTGGTGCTAACTCAGATGCTAAGATTTCTGTCAGCTCTGGCAACGTTACAATTCAAAATCAAACATCTAATGCCAACTTGTTAGTGCGTGTAAACGTTGCTGGTACAGCGACTACTGCACTTAATATCAATGGTACTAACGCTCAAGTTGGTGTTGTTGGTATTACTAACCTAAACGGCAATGCAATTGGTAACATTGGTAGCTCAAGCAGCTATTTCAATACAGTATTTGCCACAGCAACTACAGCACTATATGCCGACGTTGCAGAACGATTTGCTTCGGACATAGAAATGTTGCCAGGAACTGTTGTTGAACTTGGCGGCACCGCAGAAATCACAAATTGCGTTGAAGAATTAAGTGAAAACGTGTTTGGCGTCATAAGTACTCGAGCAGCATATCTTATGAACGCAGGAGCAGGTTCTGATTCAACTCACCCACCAATTGCAATGACAGGTCGTGTACCAGTTAGAGTTTTAGGTTCAATTAAGAAAGGTGATCGATTAGTTGCAGCAGGTAACGGCCTAGCTCGTGCAGCACAAGCAGGCGAAGCAACTGCATTTAATGTAATCGGAAGATCTCTAGAGAACAAAGAAAGCAGTGACGTTGGCGTTATTGAAGCTATTGTTACAATTAATTAATTTTTGGAAATAACCACATGACTTATACAGCCGGCCAAGTTATACAAGCAACAGACTATAATACTTTTGTTCAAGGCGGTGCCTCACCAAACGATGCTGTTGCCAACGTTAACACTATCTGGGGAACAGGAACTCTTGACGCAGGTTGGGGACAAAGTAGCCCAGTATCAACTGTGTCAACTGGCTCTACTGTTACAGCGACCCAGTGGTCAACATTGTTTTCAAGATTTACTACTATTGCCAGTCAGACTAACACAACAGTAACCGCTATAACCAATCCAACAGCAGGCGATACAATTGCCGTTAAGAGTAATTTCTCAACTAACTTGTCAAGCTGTTTTACTAACCGTAACAATGCTACTGCTGTAGGTTCAACTATTACTTCTGGTGGTGTAGCTACGTATTCAAATACTTGGTTAAACTCGCTTACTAGTGTACATACTATCACTTTTGCTAGTGCTAACGCAGCACGTTATTTCTTTAATGCCGGCGGTATTATTACTTGGTCAGGTGCACGTTCAGGTGGTTCGTCTAATTCTAAAAATACAGGCTGGACTGCATTATTAACAGCATGCGGAACAATAAACACAACAACTGGCACTAGTACTCAAGTCATTGCAGGTACAAGCTATACAGGTACTACTAAAACTGGCGGATCTGGATCTCCGACAACTCTTTTAACTGGAACTGGATTTTACGATTTAACTACCAGCAATCAAGAAGTATTCAAACAATTTGATTCAACATATCTTTATACAACCGATTATGTTAGTATTAATATTAAAGCTGATGCAGCAGCAGGATCGGCTACAGTTATAACAATTACTGTACTTTATCAAAACGCAACAAGCGGTGTTGATGGAAACTTTGAGCCAGTTGATGGTACTACAACAAGTACCATTACTGCTGTGCAGCCCTCATCGACTTACCTAACTAATACATGGGGAACTCCGGTTCTTGCTTCTTCTAACCCAGTGGGCTACGACGCCACATATCTAGTTGTTGCTGGTGGTGCAGGTGGCGGATCGGGCGGCGGTGGTGCAGGTGGATTGTTAACTGGCACAACTCGACTGTT